GATATTCCAGTTTCGGTAGTAACTGTCAACCTCGGACGCAATCGAAAAGAGAATCGGGACACCAAGAAGAAGATGGGGATCCCCATGAAGGCTCGGTTTGGACACGCTTATATTCGTGTTTCACCAGAGAGCGAATTGTTTGTGATTCCAAATGGAACAAACCCTCGCGCCCTTAATTCTGAGTCGCCCAAGGTCAAGGCTATTCGTAAAACTCTAGAAGAGTTACCGGGCTTTGCTGTATACAACGGCGGCGTCTGTGTGGTGATTGATGATGGCTCATTTAGTTATGATCCAGAAACCAACACTATATCGTTTTCTTGTAAACAAGAGGGTTCGGGTCACTATGACGGACAGCACACGATTGAGGCAATTTTACAAGGTGCGGCCAATGCTGTTGATCAGCAGGTGTCTATTACCTTTGTCGAAAACAGGTTCTTTGAGAACAATGTGCAAATCCGCACTGCAGCTGAGACATGGAACAGCCGAGAAACACAGAAGCTGAACAGCGAGCAAAACCAACGTGGACTCTTTGACAATCTTAAGAGATACCTCACCCCTGCTGTTTCTGCAAACATTGGATGGCGAGAAAACGAGAAGAATGTTAGCGGCGACCTAATCCGAAAGGAGTGTCGAATTGATCGTGTGGTGTCGCTGATGTATACTGGCGTACCATCTCTCAGAAGTGATTGGCTTGACACCGGTGATGAAATGCACAACATCTTGAGAAAGGGGTATCGCTCTACGATGATCCTAGAAGACAAAGACAAGAGTAATGACTTTGAAAAGCTGTTTATTCACGCAAATCGCATCCTCTCGATGAATGATTATATCCAGAAGAACTTGCGTACAGCCTACGAAAGAAATGCTGGTCCCGATGAATCGTTTGATGAGCTGCAGATTGTACGCAAGAGCGGTAAAGCCGACATGAACAAGGCTGTCACTAAGCGTAAATTCTTTGCTCAGCAGATGTTCGACGGAAGCACTCAAACCGGTGCACTGCTCCCGGATTATGTTCAGCCTGTAATGTACGGACTCTTAAAGAATGCCCTTAAGCTGGATCGTAAGAGTGGGGAAGTAATTTTGGCAAGTGGACTAACCGATCAGGATCTGCAAGCGATCTGGGACGAAGCAGGCTACGAGATTCTTAGCATGCTTGAGAAGCGCTTTTCAATGTATTTCCGCAAGCGCTTCAACTCTCGGCATGCCGAGTTCGGATGTTGGTCAAACCTCTGGGATAAGTGTGACCATATTTTTGAGGAAGTCATCGATAGTGGAACGTGGAAGCGCAATCAAAACGTAGCACTCGCGAGTAAGTAATGAAAACACCGTTAAGGTATCCCGGTGGTAAATCCCGGGCTGTCGAGACACTTATGAGCTTCGTTCCCGAGGATTGTGATGAGATTTGCTCACCTTTTCTCGGGGGCGGCTCGTTTGAGTTGGCCTTGGCAGAAAAAGGAATCAGGGTGCATGCATATGATGCGTTTAAACCACTAATATGGTTTTGGGATGCGATCCTAAAAAACCCCGATAAATTGGCCACGATGGCTGACTTGTATCGCCGCAAGAAAACGTACAAGTATACAAAGCCCGGTGTTGATAAGGCTGGCGCGCCACATCCGGAACAAAAGATTAGAGCATCCGGACTGCCAGAGAAAGACTTTTACAGATTTCGCGAAGAGATCTTGTTTGCTCTACAATCTAATCACCCATTTACGTTCGATGCGGCTGCTAAAGTTTATGCTATTAACCGCAGTAGTTTTTCAGGTGCGACATTCTCAGGTGGGTTCTCAGAAAGAGCCAGTTATGCTAGATTTACTGATAACCAGATTGAATATGTTAGAAACTTTAAGGTTGATAATTTTACTGTCAAGCGCGCAGATTTTAAAGACTCAATAAAGAAGCACGAAGACTGCTATTTGTATCTCGACCCGCCGTATTTCTTAGATACCGCGAGAGCCAAACTCTATGGTGTAGAGGGAGACATGCACTCCTTTTTTCCACACATGGCTCTCTATTCAATGTTGAGAAAAAGAGATAAATGGATCCTGTCTTACAATGATTGTGAAGAGATTAGAGAACTATATCGAGACTTTGAAATACATGAGGCAGAATGGACCTACGGTATGAACAGATCAAAGAAATCTTCAGAAATCATCATTACTAACTTGCCATAACACAGGGCATGTGTTATACTAACATATAAGGAGAAGCAATGGCAAAAGCAAAAGCAAAAGCTGGTCGTGTAGCGATACAGGACCTAATGAAAATGGTTAATAAGAAAGCCGGCAGAAATGTCGCGCATGATTTAACAGGAGAAAACCCTACGTCAGTAAAGGAGTGGATCCCGACTGGATCTCGATGGCTGGACTCTATTATCTCAAAAGGACAGATCGCCGGTATCCCAGTAGGGAAGGTAACGGAGATTGCAGGGCTTGAGGCCACTGGTAAGTCCTATATGGCAGCACAGATTGCCGCAAACGCCCAGAAAACGGGCAAGCTCATCGTTTACTTCGATTCCGAGTCAGCTATTGACCCGGGCTTTTTGGAGCAGGCAGGATGCGACCTAGAGCGATTAATGTATATCCAAGCACAATCCGTGGAGTTTGTTTTGGAGACTGTGGAAGAGTTGCTCGGAGCAACTGACGAACAGATTGTGTTTATCTGGGATTCCCTTGCGCTAACACCATCTATTTCAGATGTTGAGGGAGACTTTAATCCTCAATCTTCGATGGCTGTAAAAGCCCGTATTTTGGCGAAGGGTATGTCCAAATTGATTATCCCCATTGCTGACAAGCAGGCAACATTTTTGGTTCTTAATCAGCTTAAAACAAATATTCCGAGTGGACCAAATGCGCGCATTGTGGCTATGACAACACCATACATGACGCCGGGCGGTAAGGCAATGCATTACTCCTATTCTTTGAGAATCTGGCTCACTGGACGAAAGGCGAAGTCTGCTTTTATCGAGGACGATAAGGGATTTAGGATCGGCTCAGAAGTGAAGGTAAAGTTAGAGAAATCACGATTTGGTACCCAAGGCCGCTCATGTGCGTTTAGAATTCTTTGGGGCAATGAAGTGGGGATTAGAGATGAAGAGTCTTGGTTTGACGCAATCAAGGGATCTTCTTGCCTAACTAGCGCCGGCGCATGGTATACATTAAAAATGCCAGACGGATATGAAAAGAAATTCCAACCATCCAAGTGGACAGATATTGTCGGCAGCGATGAGGAGTTCCGCTCAAAGGTCATAGAAATAATGGATGAAGAGATTATTCAGAAGTTTGACAACAGGCAAGGCGATGCTAAAAATTTCTACGAAGATCCTGATGACTTAACTGTCCCGGTTTCTTCTTAACTTCGCTTGACATCGCCCCTTTGATGGGCTATAATATAGTATAATTCAAAGGAAGGCTATGAATACTACGAAAAGACTATTGGTGGTTGACGCGTTGAATGCATATTTGAGGGCTTATATAGTGGACCCCTCATTATCATCCAACGGGCAACCTATTGGGGGACTGAAAGGGTTCCTAAAAATTTTACAGAAACTTGTTCGCGAAACACGCCCAAATGAGATAATAATTGCGTGGGACGGGCCAGATGGCTCCAGAAAACGAAAGTCGATGGACAAGAACTATAAAGCAGGAAGAAAGCCCATTCGACTGAACAGAGCATTTCATAATCTAACAGACGATGAAGAGCTTCAAAATAAGATTTGGCAACAAACAAGAGTCATTGAGTATTTAAACAATATGCCGATTATCCAACTGATGATCGAGCAAGTTGAGGCTGATGACATAATCTCGTATGTTACACAGTGTGAACACTATAAGGGCTGGCAAAAGGTCATTGTATCCAACGATAAGGACTTTATGCAACTATGTGATGAAGAAACGGTCCTTTGGCGCCCTGTCAAAAAAGAGTTGCTGAACACTAAAAGAATAATTGAGCAGACTGGTGTTCATCCCACGAACATGGCCTTGGCTAGATCAATTATTGGTGATTCTTCTGATAATCTTCCCGGCATTAGGGGTGTTGGTTTTACCTCTGTTAAGAAGAAGTTGCCTTTCTTGGCTTCAGAAAAGGATTACACAATTGATGAGGTGATAGAGTTCTGCTCTAAATCAAATAGTAAACTTAGACTTTTTTCAAACATCATCGAAGGGCAAGAAATCATCGAACATAACTACAAGATGATGCAGTTGTATTCTCCACAACTTTCCGTACAATCTAAAGAATTAATAAAATTTTCTGTAGAAAATTTTGAGTGTGACTTTAACAAAACAGAAATCATAAAGCTTATGAGGAAGGATGGATTTGGGGAGTTAAATTGGGATGATCTCAAGACACACTTAAACAAAATTAGCAACGAATGTGTTGACGCTGGTAAGCTTCAACTCAAATAAACGGCGTTTTTTAGATTGACTTTATGAGATAGCATGATATACTTACTAACACAGGATCAGATGATAAAATATGGTAGTTGAAAATGTAAATTTTGGAAGGTATGGAAAATCCTTCCAAGAGGGATTGGTGCAACTTATTTTTGAAGATCGCCCCTTCGCAGATCAGATAACGGAAGTCTTAAATGTTGGTTTTTTAGAACTTGAATATTTAAGAGTTTTTGTACAAAAGATAGTTGATTATAGGGCAAAGTATTCCACTCATCCCTCTGCCGCCACCATAACTACAATCTTGAGGACAGAACTTTCTGACGAAGATGAGGTGGTACAAAATCAGGTTAGAGATTATTTTGACAAGATAAGATCTAATGAGATTTCTGATAGTGATTATATCAAGGAAGCTTCATTGGACTTTTGCAAGAAGCAAAATCTCAAAGATGCAATGTTGAAGTCAGTAAATCTGCTCCAAACATGCTCTTTTGATGAGATCTCCAAGGTAATCAACGACTCACTCAGGCTCGGCTCCGAAACAAATTTCGGTCATGACTATATCGCAGATTTTGAAGAGCGATATCAGCCAAAATTTCGACGCCCAGTGACAACAGGGTGGCAAGATATTGATTCAATTGTTGGTGGCGGTTTGGGTAAAAGTGAACTTGGAGTAGTAATTGCTCCCACTGGCGCTGGAAAGAGCATGGTTCTTGTGCATTTGGGCACACAAGGATTGAAAGAAGAAAAAGTGGTGGTCCACTATACGCTTGAGTTGCAGGACACTGTTATTGCATCTAGATACGACAGTTGTTTTACTGGATATCCGCTTTCTGAGCTTATGTCGTTTAAGCAGGAAGTTTATGAGGAAATTAAAGACATCAAGGGGAGACTCATAATCAAAGAGTATCCCACCAAGTCTGCAACAACCAACACTATTCGCTCCCACTTGAGCAAATTGGCCAAACGAGGAATAAAGCCCGGAATGATCATTGTTGATTATGCCGATCTTTTAAAGCCCATTGTCGTTAGAAAGGAAAAGAGAAGCGAGCTGGAATCAATCTATGAAGAGTTGCGCGCAATATCCACCGAATTTGAGTGTCCCATATGGACAGCATCTCAAACCAACAGATCGGGACTTAACGCAGAAGTTATCACCATGGAACAGATTTCAGAAGCGTTTAATAAGTGTTTTGTTGCGGATTTTATTTTTTCCGTTTCGAGAACGATCGAGGACAAGCAGAACAATCAAGGCAAGATTTTTATTGCCAAAAATAGAAACGGACCGGATGGAATGGTGTATAATATATTTATGGATACATCGAATGTGAACATTAAAGTTTTACCGAAGACAAATGTGCCAAATGGACAAGTGCCAGCTAACCCGGTCGCATTGACAGCAAGCATGCAGAGAGACTTGCTACAGAATAAGTATGAAAAATTTCGAACCAAGAAAGGAGTATAGCAGAAATGAGAACAATTGAGAACATACGTAGATTTAGATTATCAGATACATTTGTGGAGCCTTATAAGAAGGCAGAAGTCCCATGGGGGCCAATTGGGTATGTAACATTTAAAAGAACCTACTCTAGAAGATTAAACGAGTTTGATCCAGAAGCCACAGGGACAGAAGAGTGGTGGCAAACTTGTCGGCGTGTTGTGGAGGGAATGTTCAACATGCAAAAGCAGCATGTTTTTCAACTTGGTTTAGAGTGGAACGACAACAAGGCACAAAAGACCGCTAAAGATGCATATGATCGATTGTTTAACTTAAAGTGGACCCCACCCGGCCGCGGGCTGTGGATGATGGGCACTAAATTTGTGGAAGAAAGAACTGCTGCCGGATTGTTTAACTGTGCCTTTCGCTCCACTCGCGATCTTCCTACAAAGGGAGGCTACCTTTTTGCTTGGATGATGGACGCCCTTATGGTTGGCGTGGGGGTTGGATTTGACACCGAAGGTGCTAGCACGGTTACCATACAAGAGCCAGAATACACAAACGATACTCTTGTTATTGATGATTCTCGCGAAGGCTGGGTTAATTCTGTGCACTCACTGTTGGACGGTTTTTTCTTCGGCAGCAAGGTACCTAAATTTGATTATTCTGCAATTCGACCCGAGGGTGCTCTTATCAAGGGGTTTGGGGGAACCTCCTCCGGCGCCGGCCCGCTTATTGAGCTTCATGACAATTTGAGAGATTTGTACTCGTCAAAAGTCGGAGAGCCCATTAGCTCAGTAGACATTGTGGATACTGAGAATTTAATCGGTCGCTGTGTGGTTGCTGGAAACGTTAGACGATCTGCCGCCTTAGCGATGGGAAGATATGACGATACGCATTATTTGGAAATGAAAAACGATCAGGAAAAACTCTACCATCATCGATGGGGATCAAACAATTCATTCAACGCAAGAGTCGGAATGGACTACACATGGCACGCATTACAGAGTCAAAAAAATGGAGAGCCGGGCTATATTTGGCTTGAAAATGCCAGAACCCGCGGCCGATTCAAGGACGGACCAAGGTATGACGACATAAATGTCGCAGGGTTTAATCCCTGTGTTGAGCAACAGCTTGAAGACGCAGAATTGTGCTGCTTGGTTGAGACCTACCCAGCTAAGCATGAAGATCTGGAAGACTATCTGCGCACTTTAAAGATAGCATATCTATATGGAAAGACAATTACGCTTTCTAATACTCACTGGCCAGAAACCAATGCAAAGATGCTCAAGAATAGAAGAATTGGACTTTCACAATCCGGAGTAGTGCAGGCTTTTAACAAGCACGGCAGGAGAGATATGTACGAGTGGTGTGATAAAGCCTATGAGCACATTAAGGTTCTTGATGAGGAGTACTCAAATTGGCTTTGTATTCCAAAATCGGTTCGAATGACCTCGATTAAGCCATCGGGAACAGTGTCACTCTTAAATGGCTCAACTCCGGGAATCCATTTTCCGGAAGATGAGTATTACATTAGACGCGTAAGATTCTCTAAAGATTCAAAATTAATTGACACTCTTAAAGATTCTGGTTATAATATTGAAGATGATGAATATTCGCCAAACACTGTTGTTGTTGAGTTTCCAATACATGAGCCATATTTCACCAAAGGAAAGAGAGATGTTGGCATGTGGGAACAACTGGAGATTGCGGCCCAATATCAATATTACTGGGCAGACAACTCGGTTTCAGTTACTGTGACGTTCAAGCCAGAAGAGGCAGAGCAAATTAAGAGTGCGCTAGAGCTGTATGAAACGAGACTTAAGGCGGTTTCTTTCTTGAGATATGAGGAGACAGGATACAAGCAGGCACCATATGAGCCAATTACGAAGAAAAATTATGATAAGCTAATTAAGAAAATAAAGCCTGTCCAAAGATTCAAAGTAGAGATTGAGGGAGCAGGAACAAAATTTTGTACAAATGACACATGCACAATATAGGAGCAAAGATGAACTTTAATCACTTAATGGAAGACAAATCCTTAAAGAGAAGGTGCAAGTCTGGAAACGGACAATGCTACTGGTCTCCCGCAGGAAACATAAGATCTACACATGGAAACAACGTACATATGACAATGTTTTGCAAACATTGTGGACTGAGAGAGGACATTTTTCTTAGCAAGCAGGATTATGAAATTCAGGAAAGACTGATTCTAAAGGAGATTAAGCATGTTTACGCCCGTTAATAGATACGTCTTGGTAGAACTTCCTAAAGCAAAAGAGGACTCAATAGAATCTATGATTGTTCTTCCGGATGATTACAAGCCACAAAAAGAAAGATATACGCAAGCTACCATGATCGCTTCCGCGGATGATGTTAGGTTTACGATCCCAATTGGCTCTAAACTAGTTATAGATCGCTCTATGATAGAGGAAATAAGTGTTGGCGGAACTATTTATAATGTTATCTTAGACAACTACATAGTTGGAATAATTGCGTAAATAGGAAAAAACAATGTATGGACAAACACTTCTACAACGAGGCATCGGCCAAGAAGCTGGGTTGGGAACCAAGCTGGTTTGGTGAAAAATACTTTGATGACAAATTAGTTAGAGCAATCAAAAAATGGCAAAGAGACAGAGATCTCAAAGCAGATGGACTTTGTGGTCCCATGACCTTCAGGCGTCTATGGACCGAGCGCCAGATGGACGTTGACGAGTTTAAGCCTAATGACTGTCATTACTCAAATTACATTGTCTATAACGGAGAATTCTTTCCGATCGAGTGGGACAAGTTTGTTTTATGGTCAGAGAAGGGAGGGTTGCAAGCCAAGCCGGGACACTATTACGACTATTCCGGACGCCCAAAGAGGAAAATTAGATACTTCGTTAACCATTGGGACGTGTGCCTGTCGTCCAAATCATGCCAGAGTGTTTTAGATCGCCGCGGCATATCTGTACATTTTTTGATCGACAATGATGGAACAATATATCAGACATTAGACATGCAGCACGCCGCGTGGCATGCAGGTTCTTCCCGCACCAATCGTCCTTCGGTTGGGGTCGAGATAACGAACGCATATTACCCAAAATATCAGGATTGGTATAAGAAAAACGGATTTGGTGAAAGACCAATTGTTGAAGATGCGTGGGTGCATGGTAAAAAACTGGATCCATTTTTAGATTTTTATCCTGAACAAATTAAAGCGTTAAAGGCCCTATGGAAAGCGATCCACAAAGCAACGGGCATACCCTATGAAACTCCAACGAGTCAGTTTGGGAAGACATCAACAAAATATGTCCAAGAAGTAGCATATGGGAGCTACTCAGGATTTGTCAGTCATTACCATATTAGTAAAAATAAAATAGATTGCGCAGGGCTTGATATTAAGACGCTCTTGGAAGAAACTGAATACGATATTGAAATATTGGAAAAGATAAAGAAAGATTAATTTTGAACATTCTCTAGTTAAACTATGAGATTTGTTCTGTTTTTTGTTTGTTTTCTGTCTGGCGCAGCGGAAGAAAAAATGCCGATCGCTTATAGTCCAACTGAAGTATTTGCGGTTGGGAAACCACAACAACGAGCCAAATGGTTTATTAACCCAAACATAAGAGTTTGCGATAGTACTGAAGTTACATACTCTAGAATCTCCCGAGCAGTTAGATATTGGGAGAATGCTGGCTACGTGTTTGATAATATAATAACAGATTCGTCTCCTGACTGCATGAACCCGCTGCACGGAGAAATAATCATAACAATCCCGGAGTCTGGCTTCGCTAACCATCACATGGCCTCAACACGAATATACACAAGTACAAAGACTGGTGATATAGTTAAAGCAAAGATTCAGATTTTACCCAAGAACGCCAGAAAAGAGCGCGTCATTGAGCATGAAATTGGTCACGCTCTGGGGTGGATGCATTACCGTCAAAAATCTCACATCATGCACCCAACATGGTATCTTGGCGGCTATGGAAGGTACGGACTAAGGAAGTAGGTTGACAGAGTACGATACGATAGTGATTGGTAGCTCATTAACGGCAGTTTTGTATGCATTCAATAACAATTTGCCCATTTTTTTTGCCGAGGAGTGCCGCCCTTTCAGGTTTGATTATCTGGAGCCTGATTTAGAATTAGATCTTTTAAACTTGGCCGCGGCCGGCCCGAAAAGTTTAACGACACTCGATGGCGTTAAGGTAGTCGGACAATCTAAAGAATTGCTGTGGGAACGACTTCTTTTTTTGATGTCTCTTGACGGCAAGGTACCGCTTTCTAATCTGTGTCGCGCTATGCGATACGATGGAGAGAGGGTGGTGTGCTCGAATGAATATTCCAAGATATTTGAATTCAGATTTAATGAGTGTCACTATTTTGGAGACACAAACTCATTTGGGTTTGTTAGGGAAAAAGATGTTGACGAATATAATTATATATGTTATGATTATATTGCGTTCAATAAAGGCGGCAAGCATGAAATCGACTATATTCACACAGGCGATGATTTTGTCAGCGAGATATGGTTTTATTCTTCCGACCGCATTGATGGAAATACTCCTATTAGAGATGCTTGTGCTGTCTCATTACTGACTGAAGAACAGCTGCTTGATTTTGATTATTCTCAAACGATGGCTAGATTTAAAGTTATACATGAGATGGAATCCCGCGGCATGAAAGGAACATTTGCTCATGACTATACAACAGCAGGAAATCCCAAACATTACAAATTTAGAACAACTAGCATTCACCGCGAAACGAATAAGCAAGGACATGAACCAAGACCGTCCTCCAGCGATATTAAAATTCCGGAAGCTAACGAAAAGGATTTGCTTAAAAATTTACCATCAGCTGTCATGGCCTACGATAGATTTTTGAGGTACTGGTGAGCAGACTACACCTAGCAGGAGTGATACCTGTCGCAAATCTTAAGACAGACTTTGAAATAAGGACGCCGGAGATATTACTTCCTATAAATGCTGGATTTACAGCGATACAGAAGTCAGTCTTTGAGTGTGCTATGGCAGGATGCAAGACTATTTGGATTGTTGCCAATGATGATTTGGCGCCATTGGTACGAGATCTGGTAGGTGAGTGGACATACGATCCTGTATATTATTCGAGGCCCTCAAAATTTAATTCAGAACAAAGAAGAGAGATACCTATTTATTATGTACCGATTCACCCCAAGGATAGAGATCGTAGAGATTCCTACGGGTGGTCGGTTTTATATGGCATTCACTCCGCATGGAGAGTAGCAAACAACATTTCAAAATGGTTAATTCCAGAGAAATATTATGTCTCGTTCCCGATGAGCGTATACGACATAAACCAAATAAGACAACACCGACGTCTAATATCGAATCCTGAAAGTAATTTTTTCCTGATGTCAGATAGCAGCGGCGTGAAACAAAATAAACCAATAGCATTTACTATGACAGGAGAAGATTTTAAAAAATGCAGAAGATTCGTAAACAAAAAAACAACAAAGGAATTTTTACATCCCGGGCCAGACCAACAATATCCTTCCGAAAGATTACCCTTAGAGGAACGATGGTCTGCTAGATATTTTGAACTAAAGGATGTTTTTAACGAAATAGATGAAACTAACGCTAATAAAATGGAGCTTGATTGGTATTACGACATTTCTAGTTGGAGTGGATATCGGAATTTTCTTGCATCAAATTATTCCATAGAAACACCGAATGAAGCCTTGACAAAGCCCCACAAACACGTTAAAATACCATATAGATAAAATGAAAGCAATTAAGTGGACATATAGTAGAATCAAGCACAACTTGTCGCACCTTCATCCAACTCGTTTGTTGGATATTATGAAGGAGCATGGAGCTGCTCTTGTGGTTATTATTGTAATATGGGAAATCATTGAGGATGTATTGTTTCCAGCGCTGTTTATATGGCTTGGACACAATGTCAACCCATGGTTCATAACAGGAGCCCCCATTAGTTGGCTTATATGCCTTCATCCAATCGCCGTGCCGCTAATGTGGGCTGCATGGATTAAAATTTCCGGGAGTGATAATGAGAAAGAAATCACAGATTAAATTTGTAGGTCTTCACGCACATAGCGTTGCTGGTTCTATTTTTGATGCAATTGGGTATCCATCTGCGCACATGGATTTTGCGTATGATAATGGATGCGATGCCCTAGCTCTAACAGATCATGGTAACATGAACGGTCTTGCATATCAAGTACTGCACGCCAAGAAGATGCAGGAATCAGGCAGAGATTTCAAGCCAATTTTCGGCTGTGAGGCATACTTTACCCCATCTATTGCAGAGTGGCGTGATGCATATGATCAGGCAATGGCCGACAAGAAGAAAGCGCGCGCCATTAAGAAAGATGCACAGTCAGGCGCCACCGTAGAGGATGAGGGCGACAGTAAGAAAACCCAAGGAATTCTAAAGCGCCGGCGACACTTAGTTTTATTGGCTCAAAATCAAACGGGATTGAACAACCTATTTAAACTAGTATCGGAATCCTACCAGCCGGAGAATTTTTACCGATATCCACGTATTGACTATGCGCTTCTTAAGAAATACAACGAGGGTATTATTGCTTCTTCTGCCTGTCTTGGTGGGGTATACGCTGGGAACTATTGGGAAAACCGAGAAGATGGTGATGAAGCAGTGCTCGACGCTATGCGTGAGTCCACACGACGCATGGTCGACATTTTCGGTGATCGCTGGTATGCCGAGATACAATGGAACAACATTAAAGAGCAGCATGAACTTAATCAGTATGTGATTCAGGTTGCTCAAGAGTTTGGCGTTGGACTGGTCACGACAGCCGACAGCCATTACCCCAACCCTGATGCTTGGAAAGACCGTGAACTTTACAAGCGTCTTGGTTGGTTAGGTAAGGGTCGACCCTCATGGGCCGAGGAGGAATCTCAACTTCCGGAAGGAGTTGAGGAGATTGGATATGAACTGTATCCAAAGAACGGTGACCAGATCTGGGAAAGCTACAAGGAGTACTCGCAATCCACGGGGTTTGAGTACGATGACGATGTAGTCTTGAAAAGTATTGAGGAGTCTCATCGGATCGCTTTCGATCGTATTGAGTCATTCCTGCCCGACAATACAGTGCGCCTCCCCGAATTTGTTGTACCAGCAGGTTTCACCGCAACACAGGCGTTGGTAAATTTTGCGTTGGAAGGGCTGAAAGATAAGGGATTTCACACCAACAAGGAATACACAGATAGGCTCAAGCACGAATTGAACGTTATCGATGATCGCGGGTTCTCTAAATACTTCCTAACAATGAAATCGATTGTGGACTTGGCTACAGATATGATGCTAGCCGGCCCCGGTCGAGGCTCCGCTGCTGGTTCACTTGTGGCATATGCACTTGGGATCACGCAGGTTGATCCAATCGAGCATGGTTTGCTGTTCTCACGGTTCCTTCGCTCAGATGCCGAGGACTATCCGGATATTGATTATGATGTGTCAGACAGTATGGCACTCAAAGAGAAACTTGTAGAGATGTGGGGAGAAGACTGTGTTGCTCCAATCTCTAACTGGAATACCCTGCAGCTTAAGTCTCTTATCAAGGATATTTCGAAGCTTTATGATATTCCGTTCACTGAGGTTAACACTGTTACGTCTATTATGATCCGCGAAGCGACACCAGATGCAAAAAGAAAACACGGTATCAAGGCTGGAGTGTATGCGCCAACGTGGGAAGAGGTCATGGAGTTTTCCCCTACACTTACTGCTTATTTGAACAAGTATCCGCAAGTTAAGACTCACGTTGAGGGGCTTGTTGGTCAGGTACGCTCATGCTCTCGCCATGCCGGAGGTGTTGTGATTGCAGAGGACCTTGACAAGAACATGCCGCTGATCAACTCGGGGGGTGTCCGACAAGCGCCATGGTCAGAAGGTCAGAATGTTCGACATCTTGAGCCGATGGGTTTTATTAAGTTCGATTTGCTTGGACTGTCTACACTCAAGATGATGGAGGGGTGCATTGAGCATATTTTGCGCCGTCATCACTCTGTTGAAAATCCAACTTTTTCACAAATACGAGACTACTATAACAAGTATCTCCATCCTGATGTTTTGGATATGGACAATCAAGAGGTTTATGAAAATATCTTCCACACTGGTAAATGGGCAGGCGTGTTCCAGTTTACAGAGCAGGGGGCTCAAAAGTTTTGTGTAAGAGCGAAGCCAAGAAACATTATTGATGTATCAGCTATCACCGCAATTTATCGTCCGGGACCACTAGCTGCAAATGTGCATGATGAATATGTTGAGGCAAAAGAGAACCCACATTATATTAAATATCTAAATGACGACGCACATGACATCACACAAGAAACGTTTGGGTTCCTAATCTTTCAGGAGCAAATCGCACTACTGGCTCACAAACTTGGTGGACTCACCCTAGACGAAGGTAACATGTTGCGCAAGGTGCTAACCAAAAAAGGTACGGGCAAGGGCTCCGTCAAGGGTAAGCTGCACAATAAGTTTATCGAGGGGTGTGGTAGGAATGACATTGGGCGAGATCAAGCCCAAGCGTTATGGGATAAGTTTGAATACTTCTCTGGCTACGGCTTCAACAAGTCTCATGCTGTGTCTTATAGTATCATCTCGTTCCAATGCGCGTGGCTTTGGAACTACTATCCCGCCGAATGGATGGCTGCGTTTTTGGACAAAGAGCCTGAGAGCCGCAAAGAGAAGGCAATCAACATAGCTAAAAAGTTTGGCTTTAACATAGCACCACTGGACGTCAATAAGTCTGGCACTGTGTGGGAGATTAGTGATGATGGAAAGACCTTGATTCAACCACTCACATCAATCAAAGGGCTCGGAAATGCTGCGATTGAGCAGGTACTGGATAACCGACCATTTATGAACGCCGAAGATCTCTTATTCAGAGACGAGGTTTCCTATAGTAAGCTAAACAAGAAAGCTCTAGATGCTCTCTGCCGCGGCGGAGCGCTGGATGATATTGTCGATGATAGATTCACTGGTAGAAAACACTTCTGGTCTGCTTGTGTGGTCGACCGGCCGAAGAATCTTAAAAAGATGATGGAGAATATTGAACTATATAAGCCCGAGGGAGATTTTACCGAAGAAGAGATAATCCAGTTTAAGACCGACCTGACAGGAGTGTTTCCGATTAACTTAGTCATCACAACCGAAACGATTGAAAAACTTCATGAGAAATTCATCTCTCCGATTTCTGAGTTTGACCCGGAATTACAAATCTGCTGGTTCATCCCCAGAAAAATTACAGCAAAAAAGACAAAAAACGGCAAGCTCTATTGGATTGTAGAGGTAATTGATTCAAACAACGAGCTGACCAGAATACGTTGTTGGGGGGTTAAGCCCGAGAAGGATAAGATTTTCCTTAACAGACCATACATGGCTAGATTAAAATATGACGAGAACTGGGGCTTTTCGACGTATGCAATCGGCAAGACATTTAGATTATTAGGATAAACATGAATATACTTAAAACATTTAGTCCGCTCTTAAAGGAGCCAAAATTTGTTGACGATTTGCCAATTGTCATCAGGGTTACTAAGTTTGATGAAACTGCTGCGAAGGGGTTCTCAACTCTAATGACAAAGGCACAAAACTCAGGACAGCCAATTGTCCCAGTCATCATAGACAGCTATGGTGGACAGGTATACAGCTTAATGTCGATGATATCAGACATCAAGCATAGCAATATACCAGTGGCAACAATAGTGCAAGGAAAGGCAATGTCGTGCGGCGCCATCCTGTTTAGCTTTGGTGCCGAAGGACACAGATATATGGATGTAGATTCCACCGTAATGATTCACGATGTTAGCTCTATGGAATGGGGCAAGATCGAAGAAATAAAGGCTTCTGCGGAAGAAGCCGATAGATTAAACCAAAAAGTATACCGAATGATGGCTAAAAATTGTGGCCACAATGAGGAGTATTTTTTGGATATAGTTCATGATAAGGGACACGCAGACTGGTTCATAGATGCAGATGAAGCTAAAAAGCATAATCTCGCTAACCACCTACATGTACCTGAGATGAAAATAGAAGCCAAAGTAAATTTCAAGTTTAAATAAGGAGGAAATATGGCATCACCAAAAAACAAATCCAGCAGAGGCAAGAGAGGTAAGAAGAAGACTTCGATTGGAAATTCAACATTTACAAAATACCACACTCCCGGACCTCACGGCGGCAATAAGCGTTATAAGAAGAAATATCGAGGACAGGGCAAATAATACTTGACTTTAAGCAGGAGAGATGTTATATTTTATATGTCAAAACAAAGGAGGGCTTAATGGCCACATCAAACGAGCAAAAACAACAATATGTAAAGGAGTATATTCGCTCCCTTAAGGCAATCGAAGATTGTATCGAGCCTTATCAAGAACAGAAGCGCGAACTTCGGTCAGAGTTTCGAAACAACGGATGGTTGAATACCGACGAGATTCGAGCAGCAGTGAAGGCTTACAGGCTCTTCAAGGGCAAGGTAAACATTGATGAAGTTGTGGAAAACTTTGGTATTATTTCGGGAGAAACAGATGATTCTTGAATATGCTAAGGTCCGCTCCACGGCGTTTACCCCAGACCGAGCAAATCCATCAGATGCGGGACTGGATGTTTTCTATTCACCAGAACATGGAAACAAGAAGATCTACATGGGACCCAGCACAAGCCAAGTTTTACCAACGGGGTTAAAGTTTGCCATTCCGCACGGATATATGCTGGAAGTAAAGAATCGGTCAAGCGTTGCAGCAAAGCGACAACTGTTGGTTGGAGCATGTGTAATTGACTCAGGGTATGAAGGGGAGGTTTTTGTAAACCTTCACAATGTTGGCAATGAAAGTCAGATTATCGCACCCGGAGACAAAATTGCACAGCTAGTCATGACACCGGTGGTACATTTTAGACCATCAGAAACAACAGAAGAGATTTTGTACAACTACCCTATGACAATAAGCACCCGCGGCGAAGGTGCGCTTGGGAGCACAGATGGATAAGAATACTAAACTGGTCATGTTTTCATCAAAGACCGGCGAATGGGCCACTCCACCAGAGTTTTTTCAAAAACTTGATTGGAGATTTGGACCATTTGATCTAGACCCCTGTGCGGGTCCAACAAATGCAAAGTGCGCAAACTTCTTTACGGAAGCTGAAGACGGCTTAACAAAAGATTGGGGAGGTTTCACGTCTTTTGTTAATCCCCCATATGGTCGAGGTATTGATAAGTGGATCAAAAAGGCGTATGAAGAGTCGCGAAAAGAGAACACCAGAGTGGTGATGCTCATCCCAGCTAGAACCGATACGAAGTATTGGCATCAATATGTGATGAAGGCCGATGAGGTGTACTTCGTCAAAGGAAGATTGAAGTTTGGAGACAGCGAGAATTCTGCACCCTTTCCATCGGCAGTGGTGGTTTTCGACGGCAGCTATAAGCGACAAATCTTTGGAGCAATGAATAGATGAATAGGCAGCAACGCAGAGCATTTTATAAAAGCTTGGAGAAGAACATCTCGAAAAATTTCTCCAAAAAAATTTCCCAGTTTAATGAACTGCCAGAAGAATGCAATGCGTGTCAAAAACCATTTGACAAGACAGATAGAAAAATGGTAGAATCATGGACTGTTGTTACGAGAGAAGAGACAGTCAGACTTTTTTGCACACAATGTATAGACAAAACAAAGGAGATATTAAATGAGCGTGAGTAGAATTTCTAGAGATGCGCTAGATAAAATTTTGAATGGAGATATATCGGAACCAGCCACATGCGTGGTGAAGTTCTATATGAATACGTGTCCGATGTGCAAAAATTTGTCGACATATTATCATGATATAGCGACAAATGAAAAATATTCAGATCTTCATTTTTTCGCATTTAACATGCAAGATGATCCAGATTTGGAACAAAAGCTAAAGTTTAATGGGGTCCCAACCATATCACTTATTAAGGTGAGTGGGAAGGATATGATCCCGAGAGTTAAGATAATGCCAGAGCCTGATCCGCCGAACGATCACACTTGGTATACCTCAAGAGACATTCAACAATTTATTGAAAAGGAGAAATAAGATGTCACAAAACCTAACTAAGAAGTTTCCGGTAGTAAATGCCGTAGTATCGCGCCTTCGGTCCCAACTTTTTGAAGAGAGCGCTATCGTTGCTCACCTTTTGGAAGAGGGGGAAGCCACAGAGGAAAATATAAACGAAATCATAGACAGATTGAGAAAAATGACAGTAGCAGAGGCCACACTGGAGACATACGGCAAGCATTTTGCAAATAAGCCACAGCCTCCATCAATAAAGGCACCACCGCGTAACCCAAATCAGCCAATCCCAAGCGCTGATATACATGCAAACGTGCCAAGACCAGCAGGACCACAAGAGATTATGAGGAGAATGGAGCCCGGCTCTGCCGCGGCCGCCCCAAAAAAAAAGCCATGCAAGGACTGCAAAAAGCCTAAGCCGAGAAAGGGTGCCTAAATGAAAAACGGAGTTTCTTATGACGACGTGCTTCTTGTGCCCAAGTATTCGGACATAAGATCCAGATCAGAAGTCGATATAAGCACAGATCTGGGGAACGGGCTTTCCATCAATCTACCGATTATTTCCTCCCCAATGGATACTATTTCCGAGACACCAATGGCAATTGCTATGTCATCTCAGGGAGGAATCTCAATTATACACAGATATAACACTGTGCAAGAACAAGCCAGATTGGTTGAGGAATCGACCAGAAGAAATGGAAGTTTAAAGGTCGGCGCCGCAGTCGGAGTAACAGGCGACTACGTTCAACGCGCTATGACAGTCTACAGGAAGGGCGCGTCCTTTATATGTGTAGACGTTGCTCATGGACACCATATTTTAATGAAAGAGGCTTTGTCTGAATTGAGATCGGCTCTTGGGAAAGATGTTCACATAATGGCCGGAAACGTAGCTACCATTGAGGGCGTAAACGATCTATCAGACTGGGGAGCAGATTCCGTAAGGTGTAATATTGGCGGCGGCTCCATATGTTCGACTAGAATACAAACAGGTCACGGACTCCCGGGACTACAGACAATCTTAGATTGTGCCAGAACTGATAGAGATGTGAGCATAATTGCTGATGGCGGTATTAGAAACTCAGGTGATATTGTAAAAGCTCTAGCGGCTGGGGCTGATGCAGTCATGTGCGG